ATTTTTTAATATGGAAAAGAACATAACAGACACACTAAGAGAAGCAACTAAAGACATCCTCACAGAAGATGTTTTAAAGGAAATTGAAACCGCTTTTAATAGCTCTGTGAACGAAAAAGTTAAAATTCATGTTGAAAAAGCTCTTATGGAGCAAGATGAAGATTATAGCAAGAAGCTAGAAAAACTAGTTGAAGCTATTGATGCAGATCATACAAGCAAGCTCGAGAAAGTTGTTGAATCCATTGATAATGATCGTGCTGAAAAACTTAAGGCAGTTGTTGAAAAATATGAAACAGCAATTGCTACAGAAGCAAACAATTTTAAAACCACTCTAGTCGAATCCATTTCTAATTATTTAGAAAAATTCCTAGAAGAAAAACTTCCACTTAGTGATATTGAAGCAGCCGTTAAGAACAAAAAAGCTCTTAACATGCTTACAAACATAAGAGAAGCTCTCGCTGTTGATATGGCTCTATCTAAAGATAGTATTAAAGATGCCGTAATTGATGGTAAGAATAAAATCGATGAAGCTGTTAATCAGCTTGAAGCCTCAAATAAGAAGGTAACTGAGCTATCAAATGAGCTCAATAAAATCAAAGCAGAACTTGCTCTTGAAAAAAATATTCAAGATCTTGATGCAGAGAAAAAAGTATATATGAAAAAAATGCTTAAAGGTAAATCTGCTGATTTTATTACAGAAAACTTCAAATACACATTGGGGCTTTACGAGAAAACCGAAGAAGAGAGACTAACAGGTCTCAAAGAAGAAGCAGTTAAACAGACTGTTTCTGAAAAAGTAGACAGACCTGTTATCGCCGAGTCAGTAGTTCAAGAAAATGCAGATGAACCTGGATTTAAGAACTATATGGCAGAGCTTAGCAAGTACTAATTTCCTTTTCTTGAGGGTAATCCTGAACAGAAAAAAATAAAGGTCGACATTATCTCTTTGGAGATTTATAATAATTATGGCAAACATACGTCCTTCACAGTCTTACATCAGTGAAGATCGCGCCAAACTATTGATTGAGAAGTGGGGTCCAGTATTGGATTACACCTCAACCAATGTCAAGGCGATTGAAGATGATCACACTCGTTTGAACACCGCCATCCTCTTGGAAAACCAAGAGAAGTGGTGTTTCGAAGCTAGCAACGTCGCTGGTGGAACCCCTGGAGTTTTCAGCAATAACACAATTAATGCTGGTGGCTTCGGTAATCAGTTCCCTTCCCAGAATGACGGCGCTTATGCTCCTAACGATTCGCGTCTTCCTAAGATCCTCATTCCGATGATTAGACGTACCTTCCCTGAGTTGATTACTAACGAAATCGTTGGTGTACAGCCCATGAGTGGCCCAGTTGGTCTAGCCTTCGCCCTCCGCTACAAGTATGAGAGCGATGCACTAGGTTACAACACAACAGGCGACCTTGACGCTTCAGCAACAACAAATCTTAATAATCCTCAGCTACAATCAGATGGTGACGAGTTGGGATATCAGTATCTAGATACTAGATTCACTGGTACTTCTTCTGGTCAGCTCTCTGGTAATGCTACTTACTTCCCAATGGTTGATCAGGATCGGGGTGTTGCTCAGTTGCTCGCTAACTTCGAGCTAACAAGCAAAATTCCTCAGATCGTTGTCAGCTTTGAGAAGACAGCAGTAGAAGCCGGTACACGTAGACTAGCTGCTCGTTGGTCTGTTGAACTCGAGCAGGATTTGAAGAACATGAACGGTATTGATATCGATACTGAGCTCACAAACGCAATGTCTTATGAGCTACAGGCCGAAATCGATCGTGAAATGATCATCAGAATGATCCAGACAGCTCTAAACGGTGGCTTTGGCCGCGGTTTCTCTGTTTGGTCTCCTGCTTCCGCAGACGGCCGCTGGCTAGTTGAACGTAACCGTGACTTCTATCAGAGACTCATCGTTGAGGCTAATCGTATTGCAGTACGCAATCGCCGTGGTTCCGCAAACTTTATCGTTGCGACACCTCGCGTTTGTGCTATCTTGGAAATGCTCCCTGAATTTCAGTGGGTACCAGTCCAGGGTAACGTCAATACACAGCCCGTCGGTGTAGCAAAGGTTGGTTCACTTGGTGGTAGGTTCAATGTTTATCGTGACACACGTACAGAAGCTCAGTTTGAGCTTGGACAAGGTGGAAACTACAGTGGATCCGGCACATACGGATCTACTCAGTCTCGTACTCAGCGTCTCGAATATGCTCTCTTGGGTTACAAGGGACCAGAATTCTATGACACTGGTATCATCTACTGTCCGTACATCCCCGTCATGGTACAAAGAACAATTGGACCCAATGATTTCGCTCCCCGTGTTGGTCTATTGACCCGCTACGGAGTAGTCGATAACATCTTTGGTGCTAACCTCTACTATCACGTCATCATCCTACAGGGTCTTGGTGTTGCGTTCCAGCCTGGAACACAATCAGTCTACTTCTAAAAAAAGTAGTCGGGATTCAACAAAGAAAACACTTTCACCTGGTAAGTCCCAGGAAATTTAAAAAAGGGCCTCTTGCGGGGCCCTTTTTTTTGTAAAAAATGCATATATGTTAACTAAATATTTTTATGTCTGTAGATTACGTTAGCACTGCACCTTGGAATGATCCATATAATCCATGGCCTCAATATAGTGAAGTGATCTTTAAGATGATAGGTGGGTCAGAAGGAGGAGCAGATTTTACTTGTTTGTATACTCTTTCCACATTTAACCCATTACAAAATATAACAAATTATGCTACATTCTCTGCAAATGCTCTGTATGTGGATTTGGCAGCTTTAGCGCTGGGCACAGAAAATACTTTGTTGTATCAAATAAATCTGCACCCAAGCTTGCTAGTACAAAATTTTTGGCAAGTCAATGTGTTGCTATATGAAACTCGCGTGCGAGCCTACAAGGCTGATGCATCAAGGTCTGTACCTGTTAAATCAGCAGGTTCTGCACAAGGGTGGATCCCGCAAGCTGGATTTGAGCCTTATTCTGTTAATGATATGTCTATTATACCGGTGACAACCGCATTGACCCCTTGGGAACTGAGAAGAAGAAGATTGTTAGAGATAGCGTAAAAAAATCAGTTAGTTGTCAATAAATATTTGTATGCCTCAAATACAGTTTACTAATACTTTAGCAGATCCAACATCAACAACACCTGAAACATTGAATGTGTCTCTCACTTCAAAAGGTGTAGTTCTCGAAGAACTTGGTGCTAATGTTAAGTTTCTTGTCTTCCAAGATACACCTAGCACATTGACCACAAATTTTCAAACACTGTCAACACCTGCAGGTACAAAGTTTAGAGCTGATACAGCATACAGTGGCATACAGTTTGGTGTAATTTTCAAAGATAATTCTTCCACAATCTTCACACTAGTGACAGGCGGAACAAATGCAGCTAACAGAGCTACTTATGTAGTGCAAACCGTTGCTTCCAATGGATATGATTCACAGAGTCTTGCTGATTTCCAGAGACTCTGGAATCTTAACGGCTAATTACTGCCGCGGTGTTTTAACAAAATACTTGTACTGATCCACAAGCACTTTATCTAGCAATTCTGCCTTGTTTGCTCTGGTAGGATTAATATCAATGCCACCTCTGCGCACATACAAGCATGATACTACCAATTCCTCTGGTTCAAATTTATCATATATTCTCTTGTAAATGGTCTCGCAAATCTCTTCATGAAAATGGCATTCATCTCTGAATGATACAATGTACTTCAATACAGAAGTTGCATTGAACAGATGCTTGCCCTTGTAATGAATATACACATCACCCCAATCTGGCTGCGATGTTACCCTGCAATTGCTCTTCAACAAAGCAGAATGAAATCTCTGAGTTCTTGATTCAGTTAATAATTCTGCGCTCAGCAAATTAGGATTCTCTTTATAATCTGCAGTCACAATAGTAGTTACATCAACAAGGTTCTCAAGAGTAGGATACTGGCTGTTACTAAAGATAGGAGGATAATAAACACTATCATCAACTGCTTTTGTAAGACGAACATAGACCCGTACTTCTGTTTCTAATAAGTTGGATAGATCAGTAGCAATTTTAGCTTGTAGCTCGTTTAGCACATGCACAATATTGCCGCTGAACACCTCCATGTTGAAAGAATTCATGTACAGTTTAATTGACTTGGATTCCACAATATATTTGTTGTTAGCTGGGTACACAATCTTAGCTACAGCTGCAATGGGCATGCCATGATCCGTTATGCATGATACTTCATATGCATTCCAAATATCATAACCTGCAAAAGGAGGTGCATCATCGCTGATACCCAAGTGTTTTCTGTTATTAGCCCGAGGTTCTCTAACGAGAAGAGATGGATCATAGGTACACTTGTACCCTGTAATTTTGCCCAGATGCTTTGATATGTTGCTATTATCTAATTGAGTATTCATTGAGTTTTATTTTAATCTGTTTCATACGATCTTCAACTGATCCTTTTAAAATAGTTAATTTATTTTTAATACGGTTATCCTTCAACCAAACACTTTCATACTTATGTATTATGGAATCGCGAAAACTCTGATTCACACTTCTCTCACCATCATCAACTAACTCCACATCATGTGGATTAGGATAAAAAATATGATCATATTTATTGATACAATTATTAAAGTATTGAGTAGCAAGGGATTTTGAAATATGAAAATTTATTCTATCTTTTTCTGGCTTATTTAATTCTTGCTCTGCAAAATATTCCGTAAAAACTAAACCATCAAGCAAGCAACGATCATGCAAAATAGCTTGATGCCCCTTGGCTTTATAATCAACACATAGGTTTTGAAACTCTTTATTCAAAATTAATATTTGAGTTGTATCTGCAGCTGCAGATTCATTTATAGAAACGTTGTGCTCGCGCTTGATAAGTCTTGTCACCTCTTCAACATAATATAATTTATTACCATAGAGTTCTTTACACTTCTGTAACAGAGTCGACTTGCCAGAACACTGAGGACCTGTAAACGTAAAAATCATTTAATAAAAATATTATACTGCATCCATATAGTAAGTCAACATTAAACTCTTATGTATAATTCTTTTGGATCTCCTGCTATACCAGCACCAGCACTCCACCCATCCGCTGTTCCACCTGCTTTTGTAACTGTAGCTGTACTATTAGCTATAGCTTTGAAGTTAACTTCTTGTCCTGAGGATGTATACACCCTCCATACTCCTGACTGATATATGACACCAGCCAAGTCATTTACACCTGTACCTGTGTTGCCTGATCCATAAATAAGAACTGGTCCTACATATTGAAAGCTCCTTACAGACAGTGCTTGCAGGGGGATTACCGCAGAACTCGTAGTAGCTGCACTCAGCACTATGCTGCCTGAAAATCCATATGGTGGTAAAATATATTCAGGCCCTGGTGAAGGTGCTATTGTTTTTGCAGACAATCCTATAACTGTTGATCCCATAGAATATTATTTACCCCACTTGCCATTATATACTATTTCTGCAATAATGCCATATACTGCAGAATCTCTAAATGCATCCATAACCGGCTCGTTTGCAGAGCTCATTGCTTTCTTCTTTAAAACTAGATTAATTAAGCGCTGAATTTTATCATTAAGACGAACCACAATAGCAGATATTGCAGCAAATTTATCTTCTTGTTTTACTAAATCTGAGCCAAGAGAAATATTGCCAGGACCGTAATCAAACTGCTTCTTACAAAATGTCTCATATAATTCAGTCTGTATTTTCTGAAACTCTTTACACGTTTCTGGAAAATTTTTTTCTACGTATTTAATGGCATCCTCTTTATTCATAATCTTACACCGTAATTCACTTTATTTAAATTCAACGAACCGAGATTGCAACCACCTGCATAGCTAATTGCGCTTTGAAGATCTTGTTTTATTTCTTGAAGTTTTTCTTGATACGTAAAGGCATCGGTATCCATGAGCTTCATTGTACCTTCAATATTTTTCTTTTCAATTTTATTGTGTACACTAGCAGATCCAAAGTATTGCTTGAACCGTCTACCGCTTGCATCTTTAACAAGAGGTGCCGGGCTATCTGAACATGCTGCAAATATAGAGCCACACATCACCATATTAGCACCTGCAACTAACGCCTTGGCAATGTCGCCATTGCTACGCACACCACCATCAGCAATAATGGGAATATTTTTATCTTTAGCACACTCCATGATGCAACTAAACATCGGATAAGTAAATCCTGTCTTGTCTTTTGTTGTACATGCGTACCCACCACCAATACCGACCTTTACAGCATCAGCTCCAGCATCATGTAAATACTCTACACCTTGAAATGAAGCGACGTTACCAGCAATAATTTTAGCAGACGGCAGTACATGCTTAATATGCTTAATTTGTTCTGCTACCTTTAAATGATGACCATGCGCAACATCTATTGTAATAAAATCGACCTTCATCATGCTTTGTCCAATAGCTGTCAATATATCTTTATCTTTCTGCTGTATACCAATGCTTATAGATATAACATTAAATTTACGCGAATTTGCATACCGTACAAAGTTTTGTATGTCGTTATCAAATCGGTGCATAACATAGAAATAACCGTGTTTATCCAAAAGCTCGCATGTGCTCTCATCAATACAGCACTTCATATTAGCAGGGAGAACTGGTAACTTAAAATCATACCCGCAGAACAATACATTTGTATCAATCTCTGCTCTTGTCTTTACTGTATTGAAATTAGGCTTGAGAAATACATTCTCATAATGTAGAGATATATCCATTTTAACGTTCTAAGATTTTATATGCTGTAAAGAAGCTTTTCCAGAGATCCAAAGCAGTATCACGAAGTGCACCGTATACACCGTCCAGAGTCATGCCCTCAATGCTTACTCCCTGACTCATCAATATCTCTCCCTCATCTACACCCGGTGTAACTCTATGTATAACACAGCCTGCAAGTTTATAGCCTTCTGTAAAAGCTCTCTCTTGAGGATTATACCCTTTAAGTGAAGGAAATTTATCTATGAGCCCAGGATGCAAGTTATATATTTCATATTGCTCACAAATTTCTTTTGGAATTACTCTTAGATATCCGTGCAATGTAATTATAGGATTATTATACTTTGATAAAACATTTTTATAGTCTATTAATTCAGGTTTAGGTGGAATATGACACCAGCAATGCATCATATTAAGCTTTGTTGCTCTAAATGTTGTCAGTTCAATAAGCTTTTTATTTACCCCATCTGTATTATGTTTATTAAGAATTACGCAATCGGGATATACACCTAGTGCATTACTAAGCTCATATATCTCAGTACCAGTTTGTGAAAAGAATGCTACCCAGGGTCTCATCTACGAATAATTTTTTTAAACATTTTAGTATTATACTCTACAAGATCAAGCTGCTCAGGTGTAAAGGTATGCTCAATAAGATCAGCCAGCTTAGTTGATGGTTTAGTCTGCAGACCATAATCAGCATCATATTTCAATCCATGAATAGCAGCAACAATGGGATTGCTAGTATCGCAGCTAATAATATTCCAAATATTTCTATCCACATAATATCTAAACTCCTTTGCAAGAGAACACCCCAGTAAATGATGAGGTTTGTTCCAATTCCATACTCCTGTATTTATAAGATCATTAATAAAGCGCTGACGGCCAGAGCACCATTTTTCTAGATGTGTCTTACCCTCACCTGTGATCTGATAATAACTGAAGTCAAAACTGATTGCAATCATATCAGCATTATCAGACATAAATTTGTAACATTCCTTTAACTCATGCCAAGTCTTACCCTGTACAGCACCTATGGCTTTTGTAATACATACATCCTTGACTGCATCGATTTTATCATCCTGCCATACCCTGAAGCTCGCTACTGTAGCTAGACCATCCTCCAGTACATCAGGCACAATGAACATATTTGGCTGGAGATCAATAGCAGCTTCTAAAAATTTATCTGAATCAAATGCTTTGCCTAATTCAAAAATAGAATTATCTAAAAGCACTTCCCTATTATAGACGTGCCTTGAATTTTTATAAAATGCATAGTACAAAGGATATTTCTCAAATAAATGAACTAATGCATAATCAAAATCATTATATTTAAAATCTGCAAATCTTAATGTATCATTGAGTAAAGATATAGGTGTTTCATGCGATACTTTCATTAGCATATATAAATTATACTATTAAATATTAGTAATTCAACATGAAAGAATCTACCTATTATGGCAACTATTTAGGTATTGTTATTCAAAACAATGACCCGCTAAAAAGAGGCCGTGTAAAAATATTTGTTCCACACATATCTCCTTCTATATATTCAGGTTGGAATGAATTAAAAC